TGACGGTAGTGCCGCCCACTTAACCCCAGCAGCCTCCGCAGAATCCGCCGTCAGCACATAGTCATTCGTGCCAACCGGGACACGCGCCGGGGTAGACGCAGCAGACGCCGCGAACAGGTCACCCTTCGTGGTGAGTGTGGCAGCACCAACACCACCACCATTAACAAAAGCATTAGCCTCATCAAAATCACGGCCAGAAACACCATGCCTGAACGAAGCACCAGCGGAATGCTGAACAGCTGACGTAGAATCCACACCACGAACAACCGTCAACGTCAAACCAGAAACACCAGTAACCTCCACCACTTCTTCAGAAGCAGTATCAGTGTCAATGATTGCAGTCCACGGAGTGGACGAAGGGTAACCAGCCAGAGCGGTTACCGTAACCTCAGTCGCGCTGTTAGACGCCAACGCCGATAGCGTCGTCGCCACAGCAGTGGAACTATAATACCTACGGGCCATAACTACCTCTCAAAATGCACAGCGGTCGGATTCTGGGCACGGAAACGAGCCTCCTCCTCAGCAAGCCTCGTCTGAAACAAGGCATACAAAGTACGAGCAACACCAGCAGCAGAACCAGGCTGCCGCCTCTCATCAAAAAAGCCAGCTTGAACACTAGACGGATCAAGGACAGAAACGTCAATACCAGAAACCAAGCGAGCCGCCACACCGAACATGATCACATCACGACACGACGCCGGCAAACCAGCCGTGGACTCCAACGTGTCAGAGGCATTAACTAGATCAGCAGGGTCTTTTGTGTAACGAACCTGAACGGTTCGACCAGGAACAATCGGGTCATAAAGATCAATGGACTTACCTGTCGGAAAGTCTGTCGCATTAGCGACACGATCAAACCTAAACTTCCGTGCAGTAACCCAACGGGCAGCAGCACCCGGCTCATCCCACGACACCTGCAAAATGCCATTAGTGTTTGCCGGTAAAGCATACGCCGCCCTAGCGGCATTATATGTAAAGGTTGTAGTACCCACCGCTGGCACACGAGAACCAACCTGACGTACTGTGTCATTAATGGCACGCTTCACAAAGAACTTAGGGAACAACGGGTTGTATGTGACACGAACATTAGCCTCATGAGAGGCAGCAACAGAACCATCCACACCACGACCCCAGGGCTGCAAGGCAGCAGTGTTAGATGTCACCGTGTCAACATAAATAATCTCATCATCTATCTCAGCTCGACCCTGAGCCATGCTTGCGCCATTGCCTACCGTGATAGACGATGCAGTGCTATTAATGGCAGAAGACAGGTATGTGACCTGATCCTGTGACCGAACGTAGCCACGAAGCATTGACAGCACATCATCAGCCAACTCATCAAATGTTGCCATCAGACCTCCTCAGTAACAGTGTAACCTTCAGCGATTAACTCGGCAGCTAGTTCCGTGGAGACAGGGTGTTCGCGTCCACCACCGAAATAGTATGTTGCATCCAAGGTCTCTTGAACCGTAGGCCAAGGCACCTCAACCCATTCACCGTTAACCTTCAGCACACTGATTCCCTCAAAGCGTTTGTACCAGCCCCACCCGAGCGTCTGGGTTGGGGTGCGGAAGATCAGTCGATTAGATGTCGCTGTCGCGTTACCGAAATCGTTTGACGGGTCAACAGGCCCAGGAATAACAAACACCGTGGCAAGGGTGTCTGCCTCACCGAGGGCAACGCTAGACGCAATGCCCGTGGGTTCCATAAACATCGTCAAGCGTGGCTCACCAGGCCCACCACCTGCTGCACTAATACCATCAGGGTTTATCGAAATGAACGCCGTTGGTGTGCCAAAAGCAAGAGTGGAACGTATGCCCTGTGTCGGACTAATGCGACTATTCAGAGCCGGTGACCCAATGCCACCGTCACTAGCAATACCATTTACTGTTACAGAAACAGTAACCGATGGTGAACCCATCGTGGTAACACCAGTAATACTGGTGACACGCATGATGTCCGTGACGGACACGGTGCCCACAAGCAAGCCACCGGCTATGCCATCCGGCTCCATTGTGCCAACGCCATCAGTCGTCCCCAATAGAACAATCGGTGACTCTGTGACATCCTTGACAACAGACATGCCCTACCCTTACAGGGAGAAAATCTTGTTAGCGCCGCTATCCCACACCACGGTGATGTCGCCACCGGCAGGAACAATCGGCACACCGGTACCAGTATCAACCCACGCAATGAGACGCTGGCTCGAAGCAGCAACATCAGCTCCACCGCCTACGGCAGAGGACTGAAACAGCAGCAGACTATGTGAACCAGCGTTAGTTGAGGGCGTCGTGAACGTCACGTCAGCACCATCGAACACACCATTGTCTACCGTCTTACTGGCCAGACCAGCAGACGTAGCATGAAGCGTGCCACTAGCACCAGTCACATCAGACACAAACTCATGTGAGGATGAATAGGTATATCCACGAACCAAGGCAACCTTAATCGTAGCCGTATCCAAATCGATACTGCCGTCAAGGAAACCTTCTTTAGCCTTTGGGTAAACAGCGTTCGCCACAGTAACTCCTTTTAATCGACCTTAATAACTTGCCCTGTTTTGGGACTGAAACTTGCACCATTACTGAACGTGTTATCCGTGGCATCGAACGCTGCCCCGGCCTTATCTGAAAGTTCAAACGCGGCCCGAATATCAGGTGTCCTTGTTGTTGCCGGCTGGATGCCGGCAGCCCTTGCCTCACGGTAAAAAGCAAGCTCATTTTCTTTTCTGCGCTCAGCAGAAGAATCTAAACCGGAAGCAGACTTGGCATACCCCACACGCAAAGCAGCACCTCTTGCACACTCACCCCATGTTGAGTGATCTTTCGTTAAACAACCAGACCTACAAGCCATATCAGTTTACCTTTCTTGAAATGGTGGGGGTCACCATTATATGAAACCCCCACCATCACACATCAAGAAGCGTTAATCGAAGAAGAAGACTCGATACGCCATAGCGCCGCCTCGCGGTAACGCTTCCAACCAAGAACGCCATACCAGCCCAAGGGGCGGTGACGCATCAGCTTGTCAGTCACAGGGCCGACAATGGTGTGCGGTTCCTCAGCAACAGCCTCAGCAAGAGCCTGCTTACCCACGATGAGGGTACGGAACACGCGAGCCGAAGATGCACCATCGGTAGCGTTGTACATACGAGGGGTCTCCACGAAGTACGCGCCATCAATCGTGCCGATGAAACCGGGCCAGAAGTTTTCTGACGCATCATACTTGTGCAGGTCTTGGAACCCGCCACCAGTGGTCTCAGAACGCAAGTCATGAGAAACCTCAGGGTGAATGTATGCAGCGAACAGGCTACCCTGACGGGGCACAGCCAGACCGGCACGCAACTTTGACACACAGTAACGAATGTCAGTTAGCGTTACCGTATCTTCAGCAGCAACCTCGTCAGTATCTGTCGGGTCACTGGCACCACCAGTAGCGAAACGCTCATTGGTGCCCTGACGTAGTTCTGTCATCACAACAGAGTCAAGGCTGTCAGCCATGTTGTAAGCAATGATGTCAGCAGCAGCCGGATCAACATCCGACAGTGAGAACAGACCAAGCTTACGGGTCAACAGTGCAGCGTTACCATACTCGTTCAGGGTAACGCTTACGTTGCTGGTGTTGCTAATCGCAACAGCATCAGGATCAACGTTTTCAGTAAGAGTGCTGGTCGCTGCTGCCAGATCGTTGTAAATCTGGAAAACAACAGAAGCACCAGGCATGGCCTGCTGAACAGGACGCTTATCGGCAAGATCACGGATGAGCGGCTGCGAACGCAGGGCCATCTCAACATAACGATCATAAGCAGTCTGCACAAGGTTAGTCATGCCGGTCTGATTACTAATCGTCGCTGTACCGGTATAGGTATTAGCCATTGTTGAGATTCACCACCTTTCACAAATAGAAGAGAATAGATTAATAAACAGCAGGGCCACTAGAAGAACCAAACAAAATCTTGTTCAGGTCTTCCGGTGACTTAGCTGACTGAATCATTGACATCAACTGGGATTCATCCCCGGTCGGTGCCTGTCCCTGGTTTACGGTGTCATTAAATTGCTTTGCCCACGGGGGCGTATCAACTTGGACTTGCGCTTCATGCTCCTCAGATGCCACCTCAGCACCAACCGGTTCACCCGGCTGGAAAAGGTCAGACCGTTCGTCAAGCCACGCGCTAATATCATCAGACGTTGACACGCTATCGGGAATCAAATCCGCAATCTTTGGACTAAACCCACGAGACGTGAGAACTTCCTGTACGCTCCGCTTCCGCGTATCCACACGGAAACTTTGCAGTTCCTGTTCCAATTCCTTCACACGCTTCTGGCTTACACGATGCGCTTTACGCAACTGTGCGATACCGTCATCACTGTATTCATCGAAATCGTCAGGCAGGTCGTACTCGTTGTTCGCCATAAGGCGTTCACCCTTTCACTCATCCGTTAGTAGTGTCGTTACCCACACACAATATCGGGGAACATTGTATGGCTGTAACTACCGGTCTTAATGCACATCACCTGGGCCGGTGGATCAGGGATGGAGTGGGACGATAAGGCCACGAACCTTACGCAGTCGTACTGTTCGTCCCGTATTAAATTATAGGTTCTTAGACTTAGACAGGGCGCTACGAGCAGCACCAGCAGTACCTGAGAACCTGGCCCGCTCACGCTTGCCACGCTGCTCTGAAGCCATTGAGGCTTCCTCATCACCAAACTGTGCCTTCAACGTGTCAAAAGGATCATACTGTTCTTTATCAATGCCGGCCAATGTGCGTTCACGCCTCGCCGTTCGGCTCGCTTGTGAGAAAGAAGACTGCAACTGTGCAGCAGACTGTGCGTTAAACGGATCAACTGTTTGACCCAGGGCTGACTGAGACAGCTGCTCAGACTGGGCACGACCCATGCTAAACCCAGCAGCCTCAGCGGCACCACCAATGCTAGCCGCACGAACCTGCCGACGAATAAGATCCTGTGCCTTAGTCGGGTCAAGGATGTAAGCCAGTGCATCACCAGCACCAACATTATAGTATTCGTTTAGTTCGTTAAGAACCTGACTTGAACCATCAAGCAATCGCTGAGCTGTAGACACACGATCTTCAAGTTCATTGGCAGAGATGTCGTTAGAGATAAACTTAGCGTAGTCATCATAGTTGTCGTAGAACTCTTTAGGCAGTCCATAGGACGACAACACCCGACGATACGAGCGTTCCATCTGAATGTATTCCGCTTCAGAGATGGCTTGACCGCGCTTACGCAACGCCTCCATGCCAGAGAAACGCTTTAGATAAGTTTCAGTTTCACGGAACTTGGCCAAAATAGCCTCGGTACCTACGTCAGCGTAACCCCCATCGATCCAGCCATCAACATCATTCATCAGTTTTTTTGTGTCTTCTTCATTAAAACCGAACTGGCCAAACAGATCGCGGAGAAACTCACGAGCTGATTTCCTTGCGGCATACGGTGTGTTGTCAATTGGCTTGGTCGGCTCAACGGGTTCGACGGGTTCGAC